GAGGAACTTGAACGATTGCTTCACCCGTCGCGGGCATCTCCAATTGTCCAAATGGCGTTCAAACGGCTCATCGCAGATCGCGCACGCAATCCCACGGTAGCGCTCAACCTGCTCTCGCCTGCGGGCCGCATCGTAACTACCCTTGACACGCTCATGGTCGCGCCCACTCAGGCTTCCGTCCGCCCGAAATTCGATCAGCGGCGCTTTGTCCATCGGGACGTTATCGCAGCATGGGCCGCAATTCGTCTGAACCGACCATGTATCGTCCGAGTGTTTAACCCACCGAGCCGCGCAAACGACGCAGTAATGCGTTGGAGCCTGTGTCACTTCGACCGGCTTAGGTGTTTCCGTCATTTTTGTTCTCCCGCGAAAAAGTGGCAGACTATTTTTAGACCGGTCTGCCAGCGGAAAATCCCCTTGCGGGGAACCTCTTAGAATTCAGCAGTTTCGGCAGCTTCCTCGAAGCCGTTGCCACCGCCCGGCGCGTTCGCGAGCGGATCGATATCCGAATATCCCGCATAGCCACCGAACACGTCATTGTTGCTCGGACCACTCCCGCCAAGGCGTTCGCCCTTGCGGATATAGAGGCAGTTTTGTAGGAACGCCGTCACGCCGTCTTTAGCATCGAGCGACTTGCGACGGAAGCCCTGGAATGCCACCGCCGGCACCACGTAGGCGCCGGGATAGAACAATTCCTTGCCGGCAGCGGCGCGCTGGTGTTCTTCGGTCCCGATATCGACGATCTTTCCGGCTTCGAGCTTGGCAAGTTCCACGTCGAATTGCGAAGACGCAGAGAGCACGCCGGCAAACTGCCGGAATAGCGCGGCCCGAGATTCGGCCTTCTCGTTGATCTTCAGCGCTTCGTCGGCAGTCTTGCCAACCACGTCGAGCGCGGCCTTCGCGAGCGTCCGCTTCGCCGCCGTCTCGCCACTGGTGCAAGCAAGATAGTAGTCGTTCGGATTGCCCGTGAAAGTGCTCATTTCCGATTTGATCGCCTGCACTTCGAGCGCAACGATCAAATCGAAATCTTCCTTCTCGATCCCGAAGGTGCCCGAGAATTTGGGCTTGGCGCCTTGTACGTTTCGCGGCGCGGATTTCTCCGTGATCGACGAGAACAGCAGCCGGGCGGGCTTGGCGAGCGTGTAACGAAATTTTTCAGCCATCTTTAGTTCCTTCGATTGCCCCTACATCGTGACAATTGTTCGCCGGCACGGGGGCGCGGCACTGACGAACAACCCTTCCAAGCTAGAACCCCATCTGTTCGGGCGTTTGCTCGAAATCCTTGAAAATGAGCGCGCTGTTAGGCGGCTTGGCTTCCGGACGTGGATCCGTCAGTGGTGCAATCGTCAGCCGGTCGGCTTCGGGCTTGTAGCCATATTCCAATGCCAGTTCCTTGCCGCGCGTCGAAAGCTTCTCGATAGATGCCGGGCTTTTCAGCTTCGCGGGATCGTAAGCATTCGGGCCGAATACTTGCGCAAGTGCGGACTCGGCCCCAACCTTCCACACCCGCCGCGTCTGCTTCTCGACGAGCTTGGCGCTCGTGATGTTCGAGCCGGCTATCTTGCGGGCGTAAACCACGTCGCCGAGCGCGTTCATGAAGCGGCGAGCGTCTTCCCGCAGCGAATAGAGACGGTCAATTTCCTGATCCGGTAGCATGGCGACAAATTCCTCTCCGTTAGCGTATTCCTCGAAGGCACGCTTTAGTTTCGGGCATTCAATCATGACAGGGCAGAATTGGCAATGCGTGCCAGAGACGAAATCCCCATCGCTGATCTCGGGCGTGCTCATAAGCGCGTTCATCCGCGGCAACAGCACGTCATGTCCGTAGTCGAGTACGGTCCCGAGATCGGTTTCCCAAACATCGGGCGCCTCGAAGATGCCGTAGAAATTCGGCTGCACGATCCCGAGCGTGACCGGCGTTTTGCGGTCGGTAATCTCCGGGTGCGCAATTGCTTGCGTGAAGCCGTAATAGAGCATTTGGTTGTTGCCTGGCGCCGAGACGCCAACGCCTTCGCCATTCTTGTAATCGCGCAAGTGCATGACGTGCGGCGAGGCATAGCCGAAATCGACGGTGCCTTTCAGCAGCGGGTGTATATGGGGATGGTGGAAGGTTTTCTCGACATAGACGGTGCCCTTGCCGTCCCGCGGGTTCAGGCGCTCGCACTCGGTGACATAAATGGCAACGGCGTCGGGATCGATGCCATCAGGATTGCCGACGACATAGCCGCCGATCTCCCACCCCATGAATTCGTAAGGCTCGCGCTCTTGCTGGATGCACATGGCGCCCAATTCGTGCGCCGCGGTGCCGAGCTTGGCATATCCGCTTTCGACAACTTCGAGCGTGCCGGCCTGAAGCAATTGGCGGTGCAAGAGGAAAGAGCCGGCGCAGTTGATCCAGCGTGTCGCGCCTGAAGCGCCTAGCGGGGAATGTTCAAGATCGATCATGGCAGCAATTCTTTCAACCGCTGCATTGCTGATGTTTGATTATCGACACCGAGTAACGACCAAATTTCAGCAAGCGCGTTTCCGGTTGCCTGCGCTGCCTGACTGTCCGATGAATAGCCTTGTGCCCATACCGGACGCAATTCCTCTAAGACTGTTTCGGCTCGGCGTGCGCGTTGTTCGGCAACTCGAACGGCGTCCGCACTAGCGGAGATCAATTTCGTAATGGGATCAATGAAAGTTTCGTGAACCGCCTTTTGCGCTTCCGAAAGTCTGCGAATTTCAGGACTAAGCATCATCGTGGTTCCTTCGTGGTTTCTTCGTAAGTGGCAGGACCGGAGCCGGTCGCTAAACTAAAACCCCGGCCCTGCCGTTCACCGGCTCCGATCAGCCGGCAAAAGTGATACCAGCCTTTGCCTCGATGGCCTGCGCGAAAGCCTCGCGCTGATCCGCCGGGACGCCTCGACTGTGCGGCACTTCGCCTTCGGGGACGTGCTCGGCGATCAGTTCCTTGACCGGAACCGGATCGCCCAATTTCTGCGCAGCCTGGTTGCAGAGCTTCGAGAGATCGGCGTCAGTCCACGTGCGAGCCGGAATTTCCGCCGGCGCGGTAGCACCCACGGCGTCCGCAGCCCGGAAGGCGGCGAATTCATCGTCTTCGTCAGTTGCCGTTCCAGCACTCGCGCTGGCAACATCCTCGCTCTGTGTCGAGTTCGTGCCAGCGTTCGCGGTGGACGTGGAACCAGCAGACGTGCCCGTGTCCGTCGCACCGGCTGCAACAGGAAAACCCGGCAGATCATCGGGGCGCGTGACGCCGACCTTCATCCGCCAATAGCCGTCCTTCGTCTTCGTCTTCGTCGAAGCGTGAAGCTCCGGGCTCCACGGATGGCCGCCCGTGTCCACGCCCAAATCTTCAGTAGGGGACGCAACTTGAGCAGCGGCGACCGTGGAGGATGTTGAGATCTGCTCCGCAGTCGCCACACCGTTTCCCGAATCGCCACTCGGCTTCGCAGCGTCGGCCTTTGGGCTTTCTGCTACCGGATCGGCCGCGGCAACCGCAGCGAGGGATGCGCCGCCGAGCAAAGCATAAACCGCGTTAAGCTGTGCCATGTCCTGCACGATAATCGTAGCCGCGAAAGGCCCTTCATGATAAAAATTCATACCGTTAATCCTTTTCTTTGGCATCGAGAACGCGGTGAATCACGTTCATCTTTTCCAGCGCCTTGACGAGAATTTTTTCAGAGATTGAACCGGGCGCTACGAAAATCTCTGCACTCACAATGTTCTCTTGGCCGAAACGATCCAGCCTTGAGACTGCTTGTTCATTATTGGCTGGAACCCAATCGGGCTCTGCCAGATAGCAGCGAGAGCAAACTTTCTGTAGTCCGTCCAAGCCGGTTCCCGCTGCCTGGATATTCCCAATGAAGACGCGCTTATCTGCGTCTCCGATAAAATCGTCAACTGCTTTTTGCCGTTTATTTGCACCGATTCCGCCGTGGACCATGACCGTCCCGAAACGAGCCAATTCCTTCTCAAAAATTGCCAGCACGTCGAGATGCCAGCCGAAGATGACCAGCTTTTCATCGGAGCCGTCGAGAAAATCCGCAGCATATTCCGCAACCTGCGGCGCCATCGCAGTCCCCATGATCCGGCGCGCTTCGGCGATATGCCCGAGAATTTTAATATCCTTGACCGTCTGCACTTCCTCGACGGAGAGCCCGAGCATTCCTTCAGCGTCGATAGCCTGCTTGACAGCGCCGGTTTCCTCAACCTTCACGATCTCGAAGCGGGGTGGCTTCATTTGTGTGAGCACGTCGATTTTCTCGTGCCGAGCCATGACATTGACGCGCAGCCGATTTTGCAGTTCGCTTTCGAGCGACGTGCTTTCGAGCTTGAACCGCTTGCCCTGGATCGTGGTCAAATCCGCCTGCTTGTTGTAGCGGTTTTTGAATTGTGCTTCGTTGGCAAAATCTATTGCCTCGTGGTCGAAATATCGCAGGAGATTGAAGGCCTCGGACGGGCGGTTAAGCAGCAGCGTTCCGGTCAATGCGAGCTTGTGCTTCGCATAGGAACCTATCGCCGGCACCTTGTCTTCGCCGTGGTGAAATTCGCCCTTCATATTGCCGAGAATGGCGCGCGACGTGATCGCGTCGATATTCTTCATTTTGTGGGCTTCATCGCAAATCAGCACGTCCCACTGATATTTCGAGATCGCCCGCATGATCGCTGGATTGCGCGCGGAATCGTAGGAGATCACTTGATAGTGCGCGGTCGGATGTATCCCGTCTTTCACCTTCAGCATGACGGAGCATTTAACGGTGGGAATTGTGCTCCACTCACGGATGCGCTCGCCCCACTGAATGCGGACAGACGCCGGCGCGATCACGAGCACGCGCTGCGCTTCGATTTCATTGCAGAACGCAATCGATGTTGGAGTCTTCCCCAGGCCAGGTTGATCGCCGTTGATCCCGCCGCCACGAGCCAGCAAATAGTCGAGCGTGGCTTTCTGATAAGCCCAAAGCTCTTTGCCCGGTGGCAGACGTAGGGTGCCTTTACCAACCAGCGCACGGCTCGCGTCAATCGCCCGCTTGTAAGGCGCAAGATCGGGGCAGTCGTCGGCGAGATCAGCGAGGGCATACGGGTTATCGGAAAAGAGAATAGCGCGCTCGATGGATGATGCAGACACAGAGAACGACAGGCCACGATACGCCATCAGCGCCGCGATCTGATCCTTCTCCGCGCGCGGTACTTCGAGCACGTGGAAATTACCTTGGCCCTTGGAAACTTTCACAGATCGAAGGCCATGAATTCGTTTTGAAGCCGTGACGGCACGGGCAGTTGCTCGGCCAGCCGGGCAGCGGCTTCGGCTTGCGCTGCCAAGCGATCGATTACCTTTTGCCGGGCGCCGTCGCTGTAGCTTGCGACAATCTCGCCGATCTCGGCCAGCGGCCAGCCGCCAAACTGCGCCGCGGCGATGATCCGTGCCCGGTCAAGCTGTTCCTGGGTGAACCGGCGCTGATTGCCTTCGGTGCGCTCCACCGAGCCAAGCAGCCCTTGTTCTTCCCAGAAACGCACGCCGCGGGGCGTGGTACACCCGGCTTTCGCCATTTCTTCGATTGAATAGGACATACTCAATTTTCCTCTTAATCAATAAAAATTGCACCGAGCCAAGCGTTGTCGGACATATCACGCCAAAGATGCACACACTCGACGGCAAAATAAGTGTGTCCCTCGATAGTGCGAAACGGCAAACCGCCGTATTGAAGCTCGTAACTCAAACGCGCCGGCGATTTCTTCGGCGGCATTCGAGTGGCGAATCCAAGGGCGACGATCAAGGCCGGAAACATCGGTGCCAGTTCCGTAGCCGTGTAGAGCGGGCGCGTCTGCCAGTGTGGAAGCCAAGCACGGATTGCTGCGCTTTCAGGCGTGCCGCTGTGGATGATTGCCCATTGTTCGACAAGGTTCTTCCACTGCGCGATCACGCCGAGCCGATTGCCGGTGGCCTTCATCGCCTTGATTATCGCGTAAGTGTCCGACTGCCAGAACGGGTTTTTGCTCATAGGTCGAATTCCTGCACTGGCTCGGTAGGCTTCGGAATTTCCATTGTCGGCAACGGACCAATCCAGCCATGCACCGTCCCGAAAGGCTGTTCGGAATGGTAGTGGAAAAAACTGCCCTTGACGCCGCGCCACGTCGCAATCTTCGGCTCGCACCAGCCTGCCAAGCCGGCGACATAAACAAGATAGCGCCCATCCATGAGCGGCGTTGTTTCGGTTTCGATTTTCATAGGTCAAACTCCCGCGGTTCAGTCTCGATATCGGTTATCCATTCGTCGCCGCCGTTAGGCTTCAGAAATTTCAGATCTTCCCGTTTCGCGAGCTTGCGCCGCACCGTTGCTGCATCAAGTCCCGGATGCTTGCGCGCGATCTCCTGGACTAGCAGCCCGGTCGTGATCGAGCCGCCGTTTGCCGCGATCACAGCGATAATCTCACTAGCGCTCGCCCAATCGAACGCACCTTTGCCACCATCCTTGGGTGCTTCGGCGAGTGCGTCTGTCTTTTCGAGCACGATGGATTGCGCCATTGGCACGACCTTGAAATAATGCGGATCGTCGGGAACGTCTGCATCTTTTTGCTTAATGATCTTCAGCGCCGAGCCGCCTACCTTTTTGCTCGTCGAAAATGACGCATCGACGTTGGCAAGCAGCGCGCTCGAACCGCGGGCGCCTTTCTTCTCGTCTTTGCCGGTGTGATGAATCACGAGCACGAAACATTCAAAGTAGCGGGCCAAGTCTTCCAGGAATGTCGTGATAATGGTTACGTCTTTGGCGCTGTTTTCATCGAACCCGGTTAAGAGCCTGGTAAG